AGAGGAAAATAATGCATTTATAGAGTATTGTGTAACAAATAAGTTTAGGGGATCTAATCAGAGTGTAAGGAATGTATTAAGTATGTATACTGATATAGGTCTTTTAGTAAAGCCTAAAAATTGTATAAGATATTTTAAAGAAGAATTATTACCGGAATTACCTGAAGAATTTGTATTAAATTACTTTATAACCAACTTGAATGCAGTTAAAACTAGTTGATATAATAGATAAAGTCTCTGAAAAATATTCTTTAGATAAAGAAGTATTACAATCTATATCTAATAGTATCTTTCAAGAGACAGCTAATAAGATAAAACATCCAGAAAGCTTAATTATCTATTTAAAGGGTTTAGGCAAGATTTATGCTAGGAAAAAGAAAACTGAGGAAGGTATAAAGAAAATTGACTATTTATTAACTAATCCTAGACCAAATCTATCTATTGAAAATTTAGAACGAAATAAAGAGTCAATGATTTTCTTATTAAGTAAATATGAAGAATTTATAAAAGATAAAAATCAACATAAAAATGATAGTAACAACAACACCAATAATTGATTTAGGTAATGTACAAAGAAGTACTACAGTTAATTTTTCTTTCAATATAACTAATAATAGTACAAACATTATCACATTAACTACAAGTGCTACTTGTGGTTGCACTAAACCTTCTTTAGAAAATAATCAAATGGGTCCTTTAGAAATGCAATATGCTACAGGTACTTTTAAAGCTTCTAGTTCTATTGGAGCTATTTATAATAAACATATTTCAGTAACTTCAAATAATGGAGATACTATCACAATTAAATTAATAGGTAATGTTGTATAGATTAGATAGAAAAATAAATGATGAATGTCTAGATGGACTAATAAATGTTATAAACGAATTACAACCTTTTGAAACTCTAGACTTATATCTTAGAGGTGAAGGTGGTGAATTAGGAGTAGCTGATTCTATTGTTGATATATTAAACAATATTACATTCACTAATACATTAAATATATATGCATATGAGTTCATAATGTCTGCTCATTTCCATATATTTTTTAACTGCAAAGCTCATAGTAAAAAGTTATCACCTAATACTTATGGTATGATACATAAAGGTAGATGGAATATAGACATATTAGAAGGAGGGCATTACAGTAATGATGATTATAATGTATTTTTAAAAGCTTATACAGCTAATACTAACTCTTTAATTAATCTTAAAAAGTTTATAAAGTTTAATAGTATTGAATCAAAATTCATTAAAGAGAATAAAGACTTATATATTTTACCTGAGAGAATGGGTGAATTATTAGATTATAATAGGACTAAAACACAAGCTAAACAATTAAAAATAACATTAGATAATGAACATATCAAAGGAGAATTTAACATTTCATAATATTAAAAGGTTTTTAACAGCCTATAAAAGAAAATTCCAAATATGGTTATTTTCTACTAAAATAGTAACTAAACTATTTAAAGATAATGACTCTATTAAGGAGTTTTTAGACGCACCTAAACATATAAAAGAACAGTTTATATGGAGATTAGAACAAATGAAACAATCAAAACAAGGTCAAATCTGTTTAGCTAAAGGTGAATGTGTATGTGGTTGTAGTGTACCGGATTTACAATTAGCTAATGATGCATGTGAACATAACTGCTATCCAGAGATGATGGATGAAAAGAAATGGAATACATTTAAGATACAGAATCATTTTCAAGTAGATTTAGTTAGACAAATAATATATAAGTATATTGTATAATGGAATTAGTAGAATGTATAAAGGATAATGATTACCATCCTTCAGCCTTAAAGTTTATAAAGAATTTCCCAGTAAAAGGAGATATTTACGAAGTTCGTAAAAGACAACATACTAAAAATGGATTAGGTTATTTATTAATGGAGATAGAGAACCCTATTATGGAAACTGGTAAAGAACCATCTTTTTCAGCTAAAAGGTTTAAACCTGTTGATAGTAGTGATGATTTGATTAAAGAAATAGAAGAACAATTAGAATATGAATACTAAAATTAAAAACTTATTAGATAGACTTCATGAAGAAGGTAATATTAATAATAGTGAATATAACTTATTAATGAATTTAAACTCTAAAGTAATTGGAACTAGATATTCATTAGATGAATCATCTAATACAACATGGGAAAAATTTTCTGATATTAAAATGCCAGAAAGTAAGTTATAATGAGAACAATAGAAGAATTTTATACTAAATTAGAAGAACTTAGACCCTCATTAAAGGATTGGAATTTTAAACACCTTATTATTATAGATAATATTGAGGTATTAAAAGAATTAGTCACTAAATACTGGAATTATAAATTTGAAATAGGTCATAGTTGGAAAAATGAACCTGTATATCATACATGTACTTTTTGGGACTACAGTAATAATACTAAATTTATAGTAGGCATCAAAGGAGATTTTCATGCTATCATGGGTTATATTTATTCCGACAGTTTATATAAAGAGTATCAAAATAAAGTAGAAGGTGAAAAGTATTACACTTATGAGCATTTAATACCAAAAAGTTTAATACCAGAACCTGTAAATCAGCATCAAGAATTTATTGATATTTTTAATAAAAATCTTGATAATAATCTAAAAAGAATACATGAATATTCTAATAAAGAGTTCTGTTTTATTTTTACTAGTTCTGGTATAATAGATATATTACCTGAAAATAGATTATTATATTTATTCAAATGTTTAAATTGTGAAAACAACTTATCTTATACTGAATTAATGTTAAAAGATAAAAAACTTGAACAATATTTTAAGCCATTCTTATTTAAGGTTTATGACAAAAGAAATAGACCTAATGAGATGTTTGAGGTAAATATGTTAGATGATGAACCAGGTATGATAAAACCACAAGATATAGTATAATGAATTATATAGGTGTAAAAGAACTTATTGCAGAATTAAAACCAGAGTTTGATAGGGTTGGTAAAGCTACTAAAAAAGCTAAAGCTATATTAAAAGAACGTGGAGAAAAAGCTGATAGAGAGTCTTTACAAATAGAAATAGATTTAATATTAGCTGAGTGGGATGCTAAAAAAGATTTAGGTATTAGCATACAAGAAGAACTTTGTCAGAAAGAGTTGAAGAATAATAAAAATGCTATATATGAAGGTTATAGTATAAAAGCTTTTGATAGCAGTAATACTTATACTAAAGAAGATAGTAAGTTAGAGAATGGTAAAACTTATTTAGAAAAGAAATTAGTATCTAATAAATATGGTATTATAGGTTATGCGGATCATTTAAAAGTGAATCGTGGAACAATTAACATAACAGATAATAAAGTATATGATAAGTTATATAGAACATCTTCATTTAAAACAGATACAGGGTTTCAGGTTATAGGTGAGAAGATGTATGAACCTTTAGATTATCTAGATAATTGTAATTTCAATGATGCTGTATTGCAATTAAGTTTATATATGTATTTAGCCTGGGAGAATAATAAAAATCTTAAAATAGGTAGTTTATATATAAGACATATTAAGATTAATGATAATGGAAAAAAGACTAAAGATGAATTAATTAAAGTACCTTATATGAAATCAGAAGTAATTAAAATATTAAAATACCGTAAATTAAATAATGAAAATTAATCTATTTTCTTTTGATAAATCTGGAAAAGCTAAAATTACTAAGCATGTTAAAGATATATGGTATCTTAATGAAATAGTAGAGCTTTATGGTGAAGTTAATGCTTTAAAATTATTTAAAGTATTTGATATGGTACATAATTTAAACCCACAAGAAAATCCTTTTGCTAATATACCAGAAGAAACTAAATATGAGACTGTATTAAGGAGTACTTATCCGGAATTAGAGTTGAATATAGATTTAGATAGTGATCTTATAGAACAAGCTTTAGATTTAGTAGGTGAGTTATATGATACACCTAAATATAGAGCTTATAAGGCTATGAAGATAATGTTTGAAAAAATTGTTAAATCTATTGAATATACAGATCCTTCTTTGAATAAAGAAAGTGCTAATATAGCTGAGATTAAAAAAGCTGTAGAAATGTTTGAGGATTTAAATAAAAAGCAGAACGAAGCTTATAAAGAGTTGGAAGAAGAAATGGATGTTTTAAAAGTTAAAGGTAATGGTCAAGCAAGACGTAAACAGCAAGAAGAACTAGATTAGTGAAAGTACCTTGTAAAAATATCCCTACGTATGACTACGATAAGAAAGAGTGGTCAACTACAAGTTTTAACGATCAGTTAGAGTTTGGGGATTTTCTTATGAAAAACTGTTTTAAAGATTGCGGAGAATATAAGTTTGATGAACGTATTTTAAAATGGAATGAAGCTGGGAGGAAATGGTTTGATGATAAAAGATATTCAGATTATGCTCAAGGTACTCCAGAATATAATAATTTCTGGGATCAAGAAGAACTAAAAAGTAGATTGGGTGTTATATGGAAAGCTAAGGATGTTATATGGTATACTACTAGAGATTATTACTTTTTAATTAATTATTGCCCTATTGTAAATAAAGAACAAGGTTATACTGAGACATTTTGTGATATAAGAGATGGTCAATATCATATGATGATGTATGAAAAGTTAGCCGAAATATATCATCAACATAGTGGAATACTAAAACGTAGACAATTTCTGTTTAGTTTTTGTCATGTAGCTAAAACTGTAAACTATCTATTTTTTGAAAATAGGAAGCGTTTAAAATGGTTTGCTAGTGATGACTCTTTTATAGATGATGTAAATGGTTCTTGGTCAATATTAAACCAATATAAAACACACCTAAATAATCATACAGATTGGTATAGAAGTTTTTCCCCAGATAAAGGTGGTGAAATACAGCAAAGACAACAAATCAAAAAAAATGGTAAATGGGAGTGGGATGGTAATGAAAGTTCAGTTGTAGCTAAAACATTAAAAAAAGATCC